TAAAGGTCAACAAAATGCTCCTCAGGAAACTGAGATTGAATCTTATATCGTTGGAGGGATCAAACAAGATGTCGAATCTAATACCTTTAGTGGATTTAAGCTCTAACTTATGGCGTAAGGTTAGGGATAACTGGTTAGGACAATTGAATGAGAAGAAGAACTCAGCACGAGAAAGTGATTTCTTCGCTGAAAGACCAGAGAACTGGTATAAAGGACCACTTATCTTTCCTGCATTCCCTGAAGAGGGAGTTGAGATGGAAACCACACTACCTGATAGGGCAGAAGCGGTTGGACTCAATGAAGAATGGTCAGATTAAGAAATGTATCAAGAATAACACAAAAACTTGATAAATAGTAAGGGTATGCTAACATACCTATACGTTCATCCCAAAAGGGACGCAAGTAAGCCGACTCGGAACGGACTATCGTTCATCCCATGTTTACCATTCTATTAGCTACTACCTTAACTTGCTCTGAAGCAGACATACTCGTCAGTAAAATGATGAAGTATAATATTGAAGAGGAGGTACGCACTGAGATGATCAGTGTCGTCAAGGCAGAGTCAGATGGTAGTTGTTGGGACGCAAAAGACGACTGAAGGAACGGGGTCTAATCCACCCTATCCAGAGGAAAATCCAATGGCAAAAGTCACTTATCGTGGAGTTGAGTACGACTCTGACGAGTACAACGCAAGAGTGCTTCGTGAAGCATCTCAACAGCGTAATCACGATCTAATGTATCGTGGTATCAAGGTTAAGACAGGTGCAATACCCTGCTCATAACAGAATAAATAGTGGGGACTTCGGTCCCCATTTTTTATGTTCTATTATGGAGAAAATTGATACCCAAGGCATGTCAGGGCCTGTTGACCCAAATTATAAGGGCAGCTTGACACCACAGAAACATAAGCCTATGATGATTACACCTCGGAGGTTATTCACCCCTGAGTATGTGAGGGAGTTAAAGATCCTATTAAACGAAGTGCTAGATGAACGTGAAGGTAAGATGAATTACTCATCTTATTTTGATTACGAAAAGTTTGCACATCGTATCAATGAACCCGAGCCTGAATATCCATTAGATAAATAACAGGAAGTGATCCACATGGACTGGGATCTAGAATTACACATAGACAAACTGGAGCATATGTTAACAGTATACCAAGATCACATCGAGGAACTAGAGGCAGAAGCAAAAGATATGCAGAGAGAAATAGTCTTTCTGAAGGAGCAACTAGAACACAAATCCTTTCTGAGTAAACTATATGACGACAACGAGACGTAAACGCATCGGTGTTATGTGCTCTGGCAAGGGCACCAATTTTGAAAACATATTGGTAACATGTAATAAGCACGAGGTAGTGCTTATGATACATGATAAGAGAGAGTGTGGAGCAGAGAAGAAGGCAGCCAAGTATGGCATCCCACACATAAGAGTTAAGCATACAAAAGAAGACGAGATGATTGCTCTGATGAAAGCATACAGAGTAGATCTAATAGTCTTGGCGGGGTACATGAGAATACTGAAGAGACCTTCAGACTTTCACTGCCCCATTATTAATGTACATCCTTCACTACTACCAAAGTATAAGGGATTACACGCTGTTGAACAGGCCCTAGATAGTAATGACACAATAACAGGATGCACTGTACACTATGTGAATGAAGAGTTAGATGGTGGAGAGATAATAGCACAGAGTAAGGTAGATATATTACCTGATGATACTGTACAAACTTTAACCAGACGCATTCAGTTACAAGAGTACGCACTGTTACCACATGTAATAGATTATCATGAGACCACAGTCAGCGAAGGCGAAGGGAAGACTCTTTCAGCAGTGGGTGCGAGATCAACTGATAGAGAGCAGGAATATACACCCAGAGGACATAGAATCACGGAGCATGGGGGCGGGTGGAGAAGACTTGATTATGGCTCGTGATGCTAGACAAAAGTTTCCTTTTAGTATAGAATGTAAGAATCAAGAGAAGTTGAACGTGTATGATGCATACGATCAGGCATGTGCTAACTCAGGAGACCATGAACCTATCCTATTCATGAAGAAGAATAGGAAGAAACCTCTGGTTGTAGTTGATGCTGAGTATTTTATTAAGAATTTCAAATGTCGTTAGGTAATATACATCCAATGTTCAGCATTCCCATAGTGCATTATCCTATGGCGAATTGGGCTGAGAATAAGAAGAAGATATTAGATTCATTACCACCAGAGGATGATACACAATCAGATCCTCAAGACAATGGATTGTATACTGACTTCTTTATCAATTCAAAGGCAGGTAATGAAGAGCTCCCTAGTTATTTTCATACAGTACTGGGTGTGATCAGACCATACATGGCAGACTTCACTGAGGAGAGGAGACTAGAGTTTGTTGACATGTGGTACCAAAAATACTATAAGAATGTAGAGCATAAGGTACACACTCATGGACACAGTGGATGGTCAGCAGTTATGTATGTTGAGTTTGATCCAGAGGAACATGAACCTACTATGTTCTACTCACCATTCAAGAACCCTTGGAATGGTAATCTAGAGACCTTCCAACCACCTGTAAGTGAGGGAGACATGGTTCTCTTCCCTTCAACTGTAATGCATGAAGCACCTGTTAATAGATCAGATAAGAGAAGGACTATAATATCATTTAATATCAGAGGTCATGTAGATTTCGTTAAGTATAAGTTGTGGGATGGAGATCCTATTGTCAGAGTGCCAAAGCACGATGTTAAAGTTAAGGACACTACCATACATTTAGCATGAGTATACCCGAAGAGATAACTGTCTACCATGATAGACACTGCACTAAGAGTACTAATTTTGTTTGGGGTAGACAGATAGATGATAGTATTGTTGATGGACTAATAGAATTCTGGGAGAATCAGAGGTTCCTAAATGTAGTAGAGGGACAGGTCTATGCACAAGGAGAGATAACAGTTGATAAAGATTATAAAGACTCCTTAGATTGTATTATCCCACCTCAGATAGCAATGCCTATGATACAGGACTATATGGGTGCCTTACAGAGTGTTGTAGATGATTATATTAATCAGTTTCCTTTCTGTAATACATCTAAGTTTAGAGTTGTAGAACCCATGAGTATGCAACACTATGAGAAGGGAGGTGGGTTTAAGAAGTGGCATACTGAAAGAATTAATTCCTTACCTGGCTCTGTCTATAGACACCTAGTCTTTATGACATATCTTAACGACGTACCTGATGGTGGGACTGAGTGGTATCATCAAGACCTTTACATTCCAGCGAAGAAGGGTTATACTGTCGTATGGCCTGCTGATTGGACTCACTTCCATCGTGGAAGAGTCTCTGAGACTTCTGAAAAGAAGATCATAACAGGTTGGCTGTCCTATGTCTGAGGACAGCTACTATCAGTACCTACTATCACAATATAGATTAGCAACAATGCAAGACCAAGGATCCATTCCTAAAGAGGATCAAGATGAGAGATGGAATAGAGCACTAGACATCTTCATCGAGTCAGTACATAAACCTGATTCAAAACTCAGAGGTTGTGCTCACAATCAGAAGTGCTATAATGAGTTGATGTGGGTCAGAGATGAGATCATCAGCCACTTACAAACCCTACGGAGAAAACCATGACTTGTGGATTACACGGAAAATTAGATGCTGCTGTTGCAGCAGCGAGAGTAGCACTTACTGCTGCAATAGAAGCAGAAGTATGCGAGAAAGATTTAGATAACTTAGTGTGTGCATACAAAGGACTTAGGTCTGTTGCCAAAAATAATGTTACTGGTGACACTGGTATTACATTTGTACCAGACACTACGTTAGGAGATTCAATCACATTCAATGATGATATCCAGATAGACACCAGTGACATCGGTGCTGCTGGCACAGTCACATTTGGTGCAGATTACTCTGTGGGATTGGGATCCGACGTGATAACATTTCCTGATGACTTGAATCAGGATACCTAATTAGGGGTAACCCCACCCCTTATGGGGTTGACATGGGGTAGAAATACCTATATAGTATTGTTACATTACTTCACATAAGTAAATGACTCAATCAGTAGCACAACGTAACACCACTACTGAGTATGGTAAGCAAAACATCTTTGCTAACCAACCTCAAATGGAATACGTTGAAAATTACGAAGGTTACTGGAAGAATGCTGAGTTACTCAATGGTCGCCTAGCGATGATTGGTCTCTTTGCAGCAGTCCATAACTACGCCATCTTCGGATGGATAATACCAGGGATTGCGTAATCTAACGCAGGTCTCTTTAAATTTCTACCCCTATTAATCTAAGAAAATGACACCAGAAGCAGAAAAGTTTAACGGTTGGATGGCAATGATCGGTTTCGTTGCAGCAACAGGTGCTTACATCACCACAGGTCAAATCATTCCAGGTATATTCTAATGGCAGACCTAATCATCAGAGCAAACGGAAGGTTTACAATGGTAGCCTTTTGGATTGGTGTAG